CACCGCCTGCGCCGTATTGGTTGTATGCCGTTCCACCACCACCGCCGCCGCCGGCAACTACCAGTACGTCTGCGCTTGTGCCGCTACCGGTGCCGAAGAGGGCCCGACGCATCATTGAGGTGTACATGGTTACGGAATGCTTTCTGCTGAGGTGCGGAATCCGATGGTCGCGATGTGGAGCGAGTCGGTACTAGCGTGGTCGAGGTAGAGAACGATCGTGCCCCATGAGTTTGGCGCATAGGCGGCAGTCTGCGCCATCGATAGCGTCCAGGTAAACGTGCCGGATGCGGCAACCACTACGGCATACGTCCCGGTGTTCAGCGTGTTGGTGGATCCGATTTGCACGTTTCCCTTGACCGTGTAGCCGGTCAGGTTCTGCGCGGTCGCAGTGCCCTCTAGTTGCACGGTTCCGGCAAGCACCCATTCTTCGCCAGGGACGATGACTACGGACGGGTAGGAAAGCGCTAGGTCTAGGTTTGGCATTAGGTGCACCTAATTGGGTTGGGGCGATCAAAGTACGCAAACACCGCGCCGCTACTGTCATAGCACACGTGTAGTTCCACTTTCGCGGATAGTTGTCCGGTCGGCCATTGGGCCGTGCCGGAGTCATAGATGGAACCAACTGGGCCTACGGTTGCCGCCGGCGCGATCGATATGTTCATGCCGTCAACAAGCGTGGAAGTGTTGTGCCACTCGCGGAGGTTGATTGCCGCCGCGTACGTGCCGCTCAGATCATTGGTGGGAAGCGTGATGCCACCACCACCGATTGGAGTCGGAAAGAATATCTTCACTGAGTAGGTCCACCGGTTGGCGCTGTAAAGCGTGGCAGTCTCTAGGGTGACCAGTACAGACTTAGTAGGCGCCTTGTTGAACGCTTCACCCTGGGCAAACTTGATCCCCGCGGCGTTGGCAGTTGCCACCCGTTGAGTCTGTGCGAAACCGTTCATTGCGTACCGTGTCAGGCCGCCGTAGAGGTTTCCATTGAAGATGGGGTTTTGCCAGGCCATTATGGGATTGCTGTTGGTTTGGGAACGGTCAACGCGGTCAGGTCTGCCGCTGTGAGAATGCCGGAAAACGCGGAAAGCGTGCCAAACCGTTGCAGGAAAACCACATCCTTTACTTGCAAGATTGGAACTGCTGGACTGCCGATACTGACGCCGGCAATGAGGATCGGTTCGCCAGTGGGATTCGGCGCAGGGATTTGCTCAAGGTGGTACCAGGCGTCGTATAGGAACGTATGGCTCAACCGGTAGTAGTTGTCTTCCGGTGCGGTCTGGAAGCCTTGGTACAGAAGCGTGCCGATCGGGAAGTTCAGGAACGCCGCGCTGTTTCGGTTGCCAACGTACGAAGTGTAAGTAGCCCAATCCGGCTCGGCCGCTGGTGCGCTTGCCGGGAGCGTGCGGTCGTACTGGCTTTCAATGGTCACCAGTTGCTGCGGTACGTCGTAGACCTTTGGCTTGCCGTTGGTGTCAACCTTTGCACCGCCAATGTCTACCGCGCTTGCGAACGTCACGCTGCCGTTAGTTGGGAACGTCGGCGCACTCCGATACATGGCTGTTGAGCGCACTACCGTGGCGCGTGTGCAAGTGCAGTAGGTGCCGTCTTTTTGATCAAATAAGGAACCGTTGCGGGTGCTTGCTCGGTGCGTGACGATCCATGCGTTCTGCCGCTCCCGTACCGGCTCAATGGCTACCTCACGGATCACCATCGTCTTTAGGTATGCATCGCCGGTGTAGAGCGTGGAACTGATTCGGCTCGGAGGTGTGCCAGCAGCTGCAAGGATCTGCGCCTCGGTTGGCTGTGTGCTGGCGCTGCTCCATGTCATCAAGTACTGCAAAGTGATAAAGGATTCACCTGGCGTTGGCACGATTGAGTAACTGCGGCTGTTTGCCTTTTCAACAAGGGTGAACGACATCAGGAGCCACCTTTCAATGTTCTGTGGATTTGGCGAAGCACTTCTTCATCCCGCCGAGGGTTGTCACTCATGCCCTTTGTTGCCTCTTGCCCGGATGTTCCTAGACCCAAACCAAAGTTACTAAGTGCGTCCGAGATACCTGCCGTGCTGAACTTCTTTGCTGGGTCGGTAAACGTCATAATCACGCCATCAATCATCTTGTCGAACAAAGTCTGGCCAGATTGTTTCATTGATTCAGAAAATGCCATCTGCCCACTTCCAGCATTGGCGACAGCACTTTGTGTTTGTTCTGTGATGCCTTGTCGTTTGGCGCGTTCAGCACCCGCAACATCAGGCCCAAACGCCTTAGCCATCTGAATTTCTTGATTGATCTTGGCAATCTGCGTTTCCATCACACCGCGCTGCGCCTCGGGTGAGAACCGCGTAGACATCTGCGCCATTTCGGTCATGCGGCGATCCATGATCCGGAACACACCCATGAGCATTTGAAATCCTTGCTGCGCCATGTTGAACGATGCACCAACAGCGATAGCGCTGGTCTTACTGTTCAACTTGGCCAACTCGCGATTGGTCGCCGCTACGCCCTTAATGACGCCGGAGGGATCCACTTCCGCGCGGATGACAGCCTTCATGCTCTTATCTGCCATAGGTCTCCTTCTTCATCCAAGGAATGCAGCGTTGTGGCTTCTGGCCGACGGCATTGCACACCAGGGCCGTAAGCAACCATTCGCACCGCTCAAGGGTGGTGAGTTCCGACTTGGCAATGAGTGCGCTCATGTTCATGCGCTGTTCGCCGTCTGCGATTCGCCAGAGCCGCCGTTCGGCGGCGTCGTAAAACGTTCCCGGTTAATCTCCTCAAGTAGCGCCGAGCAGATGTCTGCTCGGACGTTTGCCATCTCGCCGTGGTTGTGCACGAACGGCGTGCCATCGATGCAGGACAGGCAAGCCGCCCACCAGTACGGATCCATTGCAGCGCGGGTGTAGTCGGCCATCGTGGGCTCGCGCACCATGATGACGCCGACACCTGGCACATCAACGCGCCGTGGCTTTGGTGAGATTGAAGACAGATCAAACGGCATCAAGCCTCCTCAATGCTAATTGACCACATACCAGGGCCGGAACCGTCATCCGTGCGCGTGGCGCTGGTGAAATGTCCATTGAAGGTGTAAACAAGTCCAGCCTTGTCGGTGTAACTAAATAGTACGGTTACGCCTTGTGCCAGTGCAATCGTGGTTGGGTTCATGTGGGTTCGGATTGCGACATCAAGCGTGTCATCTGCCATGCAATCAAACGTGGCACTACGCTGGGTGCGGCCAGGCATTCGCTTCTCTTTGAAATCAGCAAGACTTGTTGAGTCAAGTGACGAACGCGAATGACTGATGGTTACATTTTTTACAAAATATGTTGCCGCTGTAGCTGCGCCTTGAAAGTTGAGCGTAAACGCTCCGCCGTATCCGGGAGTGATTGCCATTACAGTGTCTCCTGTACAAGTAGTTCAAGTTGAATATTGCCGATGCGCTCCGCATCGGTTTTGCCGTCATCGATTGATTCGGTGCTCATGGTCACGCTGAACGCGGACAGCACCAGCACACAGTCGTAGGTGGTGTCGGTGATTGGCACCGCAAACGCGTCGCGGATATCGTCGACCGCGTGTAGGCAGGCATCGACAGTATCCGCAATGGCTTCAATTTGAACCGTCATTGTCCAATGGCACAAAGTCGGAATGCCGGACGTAACCACATCAATTGAAGCGTTGCTGATCTCGTAGACGTAACACGGTGTAACGGCGCCTGCCTGGCGAACACCACAGAACGCATCTGCTTTCAGTTGCAGCGCAGCCTGGATAGCGCATTGGATATTACTTAGGGACACTGGTATTTCCCATTCCGAGGATCTTCCGCGCCTCAATAAGAATTTCGGAACTGATCGCTTGCATGATCTTGGCTACGTTTGCCTTGCCCCACATATCGCCGTAGTGGTTGCCTGGGATCATGCGGCCGGACTTCTTGTGCACGAATCCGTTCTCAGTCCAGGGGAACACAAACTGTCTGCCGCGTGCGCGTGCGCCGCCTTTCTTGCCGAGTTGAACTCCGAGCTCGGCGCGGATCGGTGCGCCGGCAGGGCCCATTCGCTTGGGCGAACTCACGCGAGTAGCGGAGGCAATCGCCTTGCGGTGCGTGTTCTTGCCGCTGCGGACATAGGGCGCATTCAGCAGCACCGCTCTCAGGTTTGACACAAACGGCTTGAAGCCCTTGCGGATTGCCTTCTTTCGCACTGCCTCATTGAGCATGGGCGAAAGCCGCGCTAGTGTGCGCGTTACTTCGTCCGTATCAATGGTGACGCGGACAGAACTTGATGAGGTCACAGAACTGCTAGTACCTCTGCGAATCGGGCCCATGTATCGATCGTGGAACCTCATTCCGTCACCTCCACCGCATTGATCTCAAGGCGCCGGCGCTTCTGATCCCTGTCCCAGCAGCCCTTAATGAAGAACGTGCGCGTAGTGCCGTTGTCTTGAAGTAGCAAACGGGAGCGTGTGGTTACGGACGGATGGAAAGCCGCAAGGATGCGCCAATCGGTGCGCACGCTTGATCCGCCGTCATCCATTGTCTCTTCGGTGTTCGCGTTCTCAATGTGAACCGGGATGGTCGCAAACGAGAGCCAAGACTCCTGAGCCTGGCCAAATGCGTCCACGGTGGCTACCGGATTCTGCGCCGTCATGACGAGGCGCATCATGCCCGATGGAACGTGCCCGGCCATTACCCAATCCCCTTGCCCATCATGCCGGTGATGCGATCCCAGTAGGTCGAGTCCAGGGCGACCGTATCGTCGCCGCGGCTTGCCACATGGTGCGCCACGCGCTGGAGGAGCGCCATCTCAAGCAGCGGGTTCAGCGCTGCGTTACCTGCTGTCACGGTTAGCGTGACCGGGTAGGTCAAAGCGTCAATCTCCATATCCACGTAGATCAGACCGTTAATCATGATCTTCGCGCACGTGCCGGTCAGCGGCACCGTAGCGCTGTCGCTGTAGGTGACCGTAGTTCCCGCCAGGTCGCCTTGGCGCTCCAAACGGAGGTACAGACCGCCGTAGATCGTGACGGGCGCTGCGGCCACCCACTGCGTCCTGGTGACACTCTCCACGCACCACCCGGTGCGCTCTTCTAGTTCCCGTACTGCTGCTGCCCATGCAATGCCAATAGCCGGGTCATCCTCGGTGTGAGGAATGCGAGCCCAGCTACGGAACTTTGCGATATCTAGGGCCATGGTTCCTCGCTGCAGGTGGGTGGAGCCGAAGCCCCACCCACCTGAAGGATGAGAGGATCATTACGCGATGTTGCCGACGCGCAACTGAACGAGCGCATCGCCGCGGGTAACGTTGGCGTTGGCAAAGGCAAGCGCCGTGTACTTCACCTGGCCAGTCGTGGCCAAAGTAATGTCGTCGCGGATCATGCCGATTCCTGCCCATTGACGAATCGAGTAGGACTCTCGGATGTCTCCAACCACTGCCATCACGTTCTTCGTGGTGCCAGCGGTTGCGACGTTCACGGGAACATACTGCGTGACATAGACCGGAAGACCCATGAGCGTAAACGGTGCAGCGCCCGTGATGCCCGCATCGGCAGACGGAACAAACAGCGGCACGTTGTTGATTGTGGTCGCAGCAACAGCAGCGTAGACGTCTTGCGGGATAATCCACGCGCACGATGGACTATTCCAATACGCCGCGGGAAGCAAGTTGTAACGCATCTGCGTGAAGTTGTCGAGAATCACGGTAGATGAAGAGGTTGCAGCGGTCACCTTCTGTGCGCGGGTGTTGGTGTTGGTTGCAGAGTTTGCACCAGTGCGCACTTGGCAAGTGGTGGATGCAGGATCAAAGATGCCGGTTGGCATGTTGGTGCCCGTGCCTCCCACGAAAGCGAATTCGAGGTTTTTGCTCAACTTTGCTTGAAGATCCATCATCACTTCGGCTTCGACGTCAAAGTTCGCCTGGCGCAACAGCGTCTGCGAAACCTGCGTAGTTGGTGAGCACAACTTTGGTGGCAAGAGCACTTCAGCAAGTGCCATGTCGTTGGTGATGGCCGTGCCACCTTCAGCGATCCACGAACCAGTACCACTGGTCGCAAGAGTTGCGCCGTAGTTTGCGCTGGTCTGCGTGTTGTAGCGGAGCGATGGGTAACCCGTGACGCCGGACTTGTAGTCCGCTAGGTTGATCATCGTTGACTGAGCCGCCAAAAATTTGAGAATTTCTGTCTCGTAAATGGCGGGAATCATGATCGTGCCCGCAGCGGTTGTTGGCGTGGTTGCGGTCGAGAGTGCACGCACTTCCGGTGCTTGTCCACCCTTCAACCAACCGACAAACTGATCGCGGTACTTCTTGGTATCGCGCTCTTCGCGGCCGAGTTCCATATCGCGCTTGGCGATGATTTCGACAGCGCTCGACGATGCGAAACGCTCGCGCATTTGCGCGGAACGGATCTCAGCCTCGACGGTAGCAAGTTCGTTTGCGACTTCGTGGCCGCGAGCTTCAATCTCGACAGTCAAGGAATCTTGTGCGAGAATGGAATCGCGCTCTGCGGTGAGCGCCTTACGGCTTTCAAAGAGTTCGGACAGTTTCATAGCGGCATCCTTAGACGCAGACGAAGACGGGCTAAGCCCGACTGGAGGTTGCGGGCTTCGGCGCTCGTCTGCGGATAAGCGCCGTTTTCTACGATTGAGACTTCCAATAGCCTCACCTGGGTGAGTGTGCGTGTGCTGCCGCTCCAAGAGTCGGCGATGACGTTGAAGCCAAACGACATCTCGCTGAGGACGTTGGCGTCCACCAGTGCGCGGATATCTTTTGCTCGCTGCGTGTCGGGGAGCGTTACTTCGAACGCAAGACCGTGCGCGTCACTGTTGAGCTGGAGTAGCCCACTCTTGGTATTTGCCAAGAGGTCGCGCGAATCGTGACCGACAAGCAGCGAGATATTGGTGCGCAGCGAATTGTCAAACGCGCCGCGTGCGACTTTCTCGGTAAATGGCTTGCCACCGTTGATGCCGCGCACGGTCAGCGGGTGGCTTGGTGCGTCGTACACGCTGGCATAGCCACCGATCTTGTCGCCTTGCATACTGATCTTGGCGGTACGGATTTCAAGCAATGTCTTCACCTCCATCGATGTTCTCGGTGGCGTTGTCGCCCTGGACGGCGCTCATGCCGCCAGGCATGGACACACTTGGAATGTCGAACTGTTCGCCTTCGATCGGAGGCAAGCCCATGCGCTTCCGACCGTCGTTCGGTGAGAGGATCCCGGCGAGTACGAGTTTCGACAGCGCCATGCCGGCATCGCGCATATTGCCGCGAAGCAAGACGTCGGTATCAAGCCGTGCGTGTTCGCCGGGCCCGCAGAGTTTGCGCGTGATCTCCGACTCCCACGCGGTTACCCATTGGGCTAGTGCGCCATCGACGTAGGCGCGTGCTGTTTCGGATTGGGAGGAAAGCGCCCCGCCGCCCTGCTGATAGAGCATTTCAGGCGGTACGCCGAATGCGCGTGCAATCTCTTGGATCGAGAATCGGCGCGACTCCAAACTGGTCGTAGTCGATTCAGCGCTGATGCGCTCGGCCTTCATGCCTTCGCGCAGGATCAACGGGCGCGATGCACCTTCCGCGGTTGCGTGCATGGTTTGCCAGGCGTCGCGGATGGCTTGCACCGTCTGATCGGACATCGCGCCCGGGTGAGAGATCGATACCTTGCCAGTGCTGCCGGTGCGGATCAGCGACTTGTGAGCCGCGTCCTGGTCTGCTGCCAGTTCCATAGCGAACTTGCAAGCGTCCATCGGCGACATGTACCAACTCGGCGACAGTGGATCCGGATAGCAACCAAGGTGCAATACCTGGTCAGCCTTGAGAAGATTTCCGCCAAGGCGGTACTGCACGCCCTCTTCGGTGAGCTCGACCGTTGATGTTCCGCTCGGAAGTGGTTGCAATTCGGCAACTGTGCCCGATGAATCGCGCCTAATCAGGGCTAAACCGTTGCCCGAATCAAGTGCGCACGTAGTCATGTAGCGCCGAAACTCAAAGCCAGACTGCCAGCGCGAGGCGTCCCGCGTCATCAGTTGCGTGATGGGCGAGTCCACCACCTGGCCCTGCGAGTCAATGATCGAGAACGGCAGACGCGCCAAGTCCGTGCTGATGAGGTTCATGGCACGAACGACAGCGGGTAAATGCTGTGGCGCCGGCGTTGCCAGCGGTTCAGGCCGCGCGTAGACAACTACGCCGCTTTTGAATCCGAAGAATCGTGCGAAGATGCTCACTGAAACGCATGGGACAAATGTGCCCCGCGTTGTCAAGCGATTATTTTAGACTTGCCACCTTAACCAATCGGACAAGCGCTGGTGCTCAGTCCGGTCGACTCGCGCACCTGGTGATGCTCCATGAGAAGCGCGGCCATGTTGCCGGAGACGATTACGTCCATGTTGCCCTTGCCGCCGCGTCCCTTTACCGGCCGGATGTTGCCCACATTGTCTGAAATTAAGGTGATTTGACCGAGTCCGGACACCAAAACGGGATCATTGTCGTATGTCAATTGACGGGATTTTAGTAGGTCTGCCCAGCACTTCCAGGCGGGAGCCATTGTCCGGATGGACTGATCTACGGTCACAATAGGCCATCCGCGGTCAATCCATCGCTTAATGTCACGCGCTTGCGCCGGATGCGGATCAACTCCGATCTTTCGCACGTCGTATGTAGCGATCATGTTCTCTAACTCCGCTTCCACCACGCTCATGTCTTGCCATTCACCAGGCATACGCCGCAAGTGCCCTGCTTGAATCCACTGCTGCAACGGGTTTTTGCACTTTTTCTCGTCAAGCGCAATGTCCACGCCCGCCCACCAGCACACGTTGCGGGCGCGGATCATCTTGCCGTCAACCACCATCAACGTAAGCGCAGTCAGGTCGAGCTGCGGCCCGTAGCCACCGCGGCTCAGGTCAATCGCGATCACCGCGGGTTGACCGCGCAGGCGCGTCCAGTCAACCTCCTCAAATTGCCGCTCAAGGATCGCCGTATCAACATCGGAGGTGGCAATCGTGTGATATCTGCACGCCAACTGCGTCTCAAACTCGGCAATCTGCACCGGATCGCCCGTGTTCAGCATCGTCTGCGCCGCCAATTGCAGTTGCGTCGGGTCGACAATCGTGCCCAAACCGGGGTGCGCCTTCGCCCAAACAGCAGGATCGGACGCCGAATCCTCGGTATCTAAGCCGTAAATCATGGGCCACCACCCTGCTGGATAGGGCGTTCCGTCAGCGATTGCAGCCTCGCACGCTTGCCAGTAGCCCCAAATCGGGCGCGTCTTCTGTTCCGGATCGGGGGTTGTAATCGCCAGCAGTTGCGACGTAGCAAACTTTGCCAAGCCGGTAAGCAATCGCCCAAACGCTTTATCCATGCGCGAGCATTCGTCCGCGATGGTCAGCCGACTTGTCAAACCGTCAAGGGCGCGATCGGTACATGGAAGCGAGATGTAACGATTGCCACCGTGCACCACTTTGCCAGGGTGCGCCGGCGTCGAGCCGCCCGAAGATCGCCATCCCTGTTCGTCTTTGTCGCTGTCATCAAGCGCCAGCGTGCGGCACATCGTGGCCATGCGCTCGAAGGTCTTCTGTGCAAGCCGGCCATCGGGCGCGACTGACGAGAACTCCAGCGCTTGCGATCCGTTCCGCATCGCCGCCATAATCATCGATGCCGCGAATTCGGTCTTTCCGTTCCCACGCGCCACCACTAGCAACAGCGCCTTGGTTGCTGGCGTGTCGGTCTTCACTTTCGAGACGACCCGCCGCCTGGCAAGCAAGACCATTGCAACCAGGCACTGCCAGGGCATCCATTCAAGCGGTTGCCCCGCGCCTTCCTCAACGCCCTGCCCACATTTGCGAGCGAACGCGCGAGCTTCCTCGGCGCGTGGCTCGTCCCACCACACATCGTGCGCCGCCGGCGCTCGGCGCTCGGCGAGATAGCGCTTACACGAATCGACGATGCGCAGATTGGCGACGGCGCTGCCGCTGGCGATCGACTCGGCGTACGCGTCGGCTAGGTCGGCGCATAAAGGCGGTCGCTTTAGGTGTTTACGGCGTGAGTCTGTTCCGCCTG